ACCGTTCTAACATGGGATGATCCAGGTACAAGAGTTTATGAAAGTGGCGTAGATCGTGGAGTTTTGTATCTTCCAGGCGGATTAGGTGTTGCTTGGAATGGACTCATTTCAGTTGATGAACAAGTTACTGGAAACAGTCAAGATCCACTATATTTTGATGGGATCAAGTATTCAGATGTTGTTGTACCAGGAGATTTTGCAGCTTCATTGAAAGCATACACTTATCCTGATGAGTTCCTTCCTTTTGAAGGAACCTTGGAAGTAAACAACGGCATGTTTGTTACAAATCAAACTCCTAGCAGATTTGGTTTGTCATACCGTACAAAAGTTGGAAACGATGAAACTGGAGATGCAGGATACAAAATTCATGTTTTGTACAATCTTCTTGCTTTTCCGTCAGCGAAATCACACGAAACGATTTCTGATTCAGAATCACCAATAGAATTTGAATGGAATATCACAGCGATACCAAGTGATGCTCCAGGATACAAACCCACAGCTCATCTTATATTTGATACAAGAAAGATGAGTCCTTTGTTGTTAGCGGATATTGAACAGACTCTTTATGGCGACGACATTACGGCGCCTAGTCTTCCTCCGATTAACATTTTTGTTACATTCATCAGTGAATGGGTGCTTATTCGTATCACAGATAATCTTGATGGTACTTGGACCGCCGAAGGACCAGACAATCTTATTCAGATGATCGGACCAGAGACGTTTCAAATTCTTCAAGCGAATGCTGTGTTTACGGATCCGGATAATTACACGATCAGCGATCTTTCTCGTTAAGGAGAAGTTATGACTACAGTAAACGGCATGACTGCCGAAGCGATGATTGCGATTCGTGACAACGTCGTAGTTGGTGGTGTTGTTAATGGTAGTGGGCATCTAATTCTTACAAAATACGATGCTAGTACTATTGATGCAGGACCTGTTATTGGACCTACCGGGTCACCAGGTGCAACTGCAGCACAATTGAATGATCTTCTTCCGGTGAACTCTATCATTGAGTATAACGGAACCACGCCACCTAATGCTAAATGGTTAGCAATGACGGGACAAACAGTAACCAATGCGCAAACAACTTATCCAGATTGGTGGGCTGTTCTTCCAGCAGCGCAAAAGTCTGGATCCAACGCACTTATGCCCGATACAAGGGGTAGGGTTTCCATCGGTTACAACTCCGGTGATACCGATTTCGACACGATTGCTGAAACTGGTGGTGCTAAAACACATGTTTTGACCCAAGCAGAACTTCCTGCTGTTGGTGTCACAGTTAATCCTCCAGCTACAGCTGTGACTGGCAATACTGGAACCGAAAGTGTTAATCATACTCACGGTTTAACTATTCCTGGTGGTGATGGTTTACTATACGGTGATGGTACTCACCTCGGATTCCAGGCAGGTAGCAGCTATAACTTGTTGTTCCCAGAGGGGTCTGTATTGACCAGCCCAACTACTGGTATTGAATCAGTAGTACACACTCATCCTGCGGGAACTTTGTCTGTTGACATCGCTCAGTTCAATTCTGGCAACATGGGTTCTGGAGTAGCAATGAGTTTGGTCCAACCTTACATTGTCTTCTGTAAGATGATCAAGGTCGCTATCTAACGTCAAAATGGGAGTAAAAAGGAGGAATCGTGATCACCGTAGATACAACCGGTTCCTTCGACAAGATGGACAAGTTCTTACACAACATGTCCCAAATCAGATTTCGAGAAATTCTTGATCATTATGGTCAAGTCGGAGTTGATGCTTTAGCAAGCGCAACCCCTGTTCGAAGTGGATTGACTGCCGCATCTTGGACCTACAAGATCTCACAAGAACGAGGATCTACAATTCTCACGTGGTTGAACAGTAATGTACACAACGGTGTACCTATTGCCATCATTCTTCAGTATGGACACGGCACAGGTACTGGTGGATACGTTCGAGGTTACGACTACATCAACCCAGCAATTCGACCTGTCTTTGACATGATCGCCGATGCAGTATGGAACGAGGTGAAGAATGGCTAGCGTAGATGATCGCATTGTAGCGATGAAATTCGACAATGCTTCGTTTCAGGAAAAAGTAGCCTCTACGATTGCAAGTTTGGACAAGCTGAAAGGCAGTCTTGACTTTGCAAATGCAAACAAAGGCATGAACGATCTAACCCTAGCTAGCCGTAATTTCAGCCTTGAAGGTATTGCCAGCGCTGTCGAAGGTATTTCAGGTAAGTTCACTGCAATGGGTGCAATTGCTTTCAGCGTTATCAATAGCGTTGTTAATCGTGCAGTTACTGCAGGTATTCAACTTGGTAAGTCTTTGTCATTGGATCAAGTTATTAGCGGTTTCCAGGAATACGAAACCAACATGAACTCGATTCAGACAGTTCTTGCTAACACCAAGCGAGATGGCACTACGTTGGATGATGTCAACAAAGCGCTTGACACATTGAACGAGTATTCGGACAAAACCATTTACAACTTCTCGCAAATGGCTAGAAACATTGGTACCTTTACTGCGGCAGGTGTCAGTCTTGATACTTCAACGCAGGCTATTAAAGGTATTGCAAACCTTGCTGCTGTCTCTGGTTCAAGTGCAGACCAAGCTTCGACCGCAATGTATCAGCTTTCCCAAGCTCTTGCCTCTGGCACAGTAAAGCTTATGGACTGGAACTCGGTTGTAAATGCTGGTATGGGTGGTGAAGTATTCCAAAGAGCGTTGTTTGATACTGGCAAGACTTTAGGAACAATTAAAGATCTTCCTATTGGAGCAACGTTTGAGGATTGGACTAAAGACGTAGGTAGTTTCCGTAACTCTCTTGAAAGTGGCTGGATTACAGCAGATGTGTTGACCACCACCCTCGAGGGTTTTACCGGTGACATGACCGATGCGCAACTCGCTGCAAAGGGGTTCACTGCCGAACAAATTCAACAGATTCAAGAAATGGGTGCCACTGCACAAGATGCAGCCACCAAAGTCAAGACGATGACTCAGCTCATCAGCACAATCAAGGAAAGTATTGGTTCAGGATGGTCACAGACTTTCCGAACTATATTTGGTGACTTTGAACAAGCTAGAACCACTTTCACACTGATCAACGACACGATTGGTGAAATGGTTAAGAAGTCAGCAGACGCTCGTAATAAATTGCTTAAGAGTTGGTCTGAAGTTGGAGGTCGAGATCTCCTTTTCAAAGGGTTGATGGAAGGATTCGAAGGAGTCCTTGCAATTCTTGCTCCTATCAAGGCCGCATTCAGGGATATTTTCCCAGCGCAAACTTTTGCAACATTGTTTGCTCTTACTAAGCGATTTGAAGAGTTCATGGCTTCAATCAAACCATCTCCAGCGGTTGTCGTTCTCATAACTCGTATATTCAGAGGGTTGTTTGCGGCATTCGACATTGGTATTGATATTGTTAAAGGCTTGTTCCATTTCGTAAAGAGATTGATCGATCTATTCAGTGACAGCGATCCCAACACTGGAATAGTTGGATTCATTGCAAGAATTGCAGACAAAATTGTCGAACTACACACCGTATTAGAGCGTAGTAATGGTATTTATGATTGGTTCACATATCTTGCTGATGTAGTGCATAATGCTGTAACTAATGCGGTGCAATATATGCAACCATTCATTGACAAAGTGATTGAAGTCCGAGATACTATCGTTGATTTCTTCACAGGTGGTGGCGCTACTAATACATTTAGTAAGGGTACTGGTGCAGTTGATAGAGCGATTGATAGACTTGGTGAACGTTTCGGTTTCCTAGGAAAAATTCTGGGGGCTGCTTGGGATGGATTCCAAGCACTAATTGATAAGTTCCCAAGTTTTGTGAGCGCACTTAGTAACATTGGTGACTTTATTCGGGAACATCTCGGAGGAATTCCCCAAAAGATTGCAGACGCATTTGCTGGTGTTAGTTATGATCAAGCATTGGACACCGTTAACACTGGTTTGTTTGGTGGCTTGGTGCTTTTGATTCGCAAGTTCATTAATGGTAACTTGGACTTCGGCGGCGGGATCATGAAGAACATCTCGAAGTCGTTTGACACTTTAACTGGTACGTTGCAGACAATGCAAACCAACATCAAAGCGGATATTCTGCTAAAGATTGCTGGAGCGCTTGCGATCTTAACTGCATCGCTTGTTGTCTTGTCGCTTATGGACTCTGATGCATTGACTCGATCAATGACAGCCATGGCTATCGGCTTTGGACAACTTGTAACTGCTATGGCCCTCTTGGACAAGGTTGTAAATGGTCCTATGCAAGCTGCTCAATTGACAATCTTGTCTGCGGGTTTGCTTGTATTGGCAGGAGCAATGCTTGTAATGGCTGTTGCAGCAAAGATATTTGCAACAATGAATTGGGAAGAACTTGGAAAGGGTCTTACTGCCGTAGCAGGCATGCTAACCGCATTAACCGCTGCGTCAAAATTCCTAGAGCCTGGTGGTATGATTCGTGCTGGCGTTGGTATTCTTGCTATCGCTGTGGCGATGAACATTCTTGCTGCGGCAATGAAGATATTTGCCACAATGAGCTGGGAAGAAATCGCTAAGGGTTTAGTATCAGTAGGTGTAGGTTTGGCTGTTATTGCTAAGACTATGCAGATGATGCCCAAACTAACTGCTGTAAACATTGGTGCAGGTCTACTTCTTGTTGGCATCGCATTGAACGCCATTGCCATTGCCATGAAGATATTTGCCACAATGAGTTGGGAAGAAATTGGTAAAGGACTTGCTGGTGTCGCTGGCGGGCTCATAATTCTCGCTTTGTCAATGAAGCACATGTCACTTGACTTGCCTATTATTGGTGCAGGTCTTCTTCTTGTCGGCATTGGTCTTATAGCGATTGCTAAAGCTATGAAAGCAATGGGCTCTTTGTCTTGGAGTGTTATCGGCAAGGGTCTTGTCGGCATTGCAGGGGCTTTGGTTGTCCTTGCGCTTGGTTTGTCTGGAATGACCGAAGCAATTCCAGGGGCACTAGCTGTATTGATTGCAGCAAAGGCACTTGGTATGCTTGCTGAAGTAATTAAAGTCTTGGGTGGTATCAGTTGGGGTGAGTTGCTTAAGGGTTTGGGTGGAATCGCCCTTATTCTTGGTACTCTTGCCGTAGCTGCTTTGCTTATGGAGCCCGCTGCCGGAGCATTGCTTATTCTTGGCGCTGCACTTCTTGTTGTTGGTGCTGGTATGGCATTGTTCGGCTTGGGCGCAAATCTTGTAGCAACTGCATTCGCTATTATTGCCACTGCAGGAACACAGGGTATTGCTACTTTGGCATCTGCTCTAGACTTGTTAATCGAAAAGCTTCCTGCGATCATTGCTTCACTGGCTGAAGGATTGATTGAACTTGGTAACAAGATATTGGAAGCGGCTCCTGGGTTGATTGCTAAACTGAATGTAGCAATTCAAGCATTGATCCAGTTGGTCATTGACAATATTCCTGGCTTTGTAGAAGCAGCAATTGCATTCGTGCGAGGATTGCTTGACACTGTCACAGAATTGACTCCAGATATTATTGCCGCCGGCCTTCAGATGTTGGTCGATTTCCTACGAGGAATCAGAGATCATATTCAAGAAGTTGTAGTAACGGTTGTTGAAATTGTTGAGAATTTCCTGCAGGCTGTCACTGATAAGTTGCCTGATATCATCGCTAAGGGCGTTGAGCTTCTTACAACGTTCTTGCAAGGCATTGCCGATCATCTTGGTGAGGTAATCGCTGCTGGTGCTGAAATTCTTGCAAGTTTGCTTGAGGGTATCGCCAATAATATTGGTACTGTTGTGACTGCTGCAACTGATGTGATTATTCACTTCATTACTAGTATTAGTGATAACCTGTGGCGAATCATTAACACCGGCGTTACTGTTGTTGAGAATTTCCTTATTGGTCTTGCTCAGAACATCAAGAAACTAGTGGATGCTGGCTTCGAGTTCATTATCAGCTTGATCAAGGGTATTCGTCAAAGTATCGATGAGCATATGCCTGAATTGAGAGACGAAGGACTTAAGTTGGCTGGTGCAATTGTTAATGGTCTAACTCTTGGATTGGCAGGTAAAGCTAAAGAAGTCGCCGCTTCAGTTAAAGACGTTCTGGTTGATGTGCCACAGAGAATACTTGGTAAAGGTTGGCTCTGGGGTTCACCATCAAAAGTGGCTATCAAGATGGGTGGCTGGATTGCCCAAGGTTTTTCTGTAGGATTGGACAATGACACTACGGCAGAACGTAGTGGAGAGAACTTTAGTAATCGACTTTCCAATTCTTTGCAGAATGCTTTGAGTCAGGCAAACCTTGCTCTTTCTGATATGATAACTACCGATCCAACGATCAGGCCAGTGCTTGATTTGGGCGATATTCAAACTAAGGCTAAGACCATTAGTGCTTTGCTTGCAAGTACAGTTCCATTCCAAGCTGATATTTCTACAGGTCAGGCGAATGCTATATCCGCATCGACTACAACCACTTTGAAGGAGCCGACTCAGGCAGACGTCAATACTGCGAATAGACTTGCTGAAGTAACTTATATTCAGAACAACTACTCACCAGAGGCGTTGTCTTCAGCTGAGATATTCCGTCAAACCCACAACCTAATCGCTCTACACAAGGAGGAGTTGGCTAACAAATGATAATTACCAAACTTCGTCTTGAAGAAGAGCATCCAATGGTAGGTCCTCTTCGTCCATATCCACTTCCCATAGTCGATCTTAATCTTGATTCATCGGCTGGGGATAATGGATACACTTTGAACAAATCATCCGGATTGGGTCCACCCACGTTGAGCAAAGTTGTTACTGGATTCGATAGCACAGGCATACCAATTTTCGACAACGTTCCACAAAAACGACAAATCGGTTTGAAGATAAGTATAACTCCTCATCTTGGCCAAGTGTATGGGGATCTTCGTGATCAGTTGTACAAAATGGTCTCGAGAAGTATATTTATTCGATTCATGAATGGTGCAGAAATCATTGCTCAAACCACTGGTTTTATCAAGAACGTGGTTCCTGATATGTTTACCAACAAGCCAGAAATCGTCCTTGATATTGAATGTACTGAAGGCGATTTGAAAGGTCCAGACGCATTTGATATTCCTTTAGCAACGTTAAACACGTTGACCCCAGTAATCATTTATGAAAAGGGAACTGCGCCAACCGGCTTGGATTTGACGTATGCAGTAACCGCAACACATTCAGGATTCACAATTTCCAATCATGGTGAATTTTGGCACGTCGGTGATGCAGATGTTAACAACCAATTTATAGTTTCTTACACGTTTTTGAATGGCGACATCATTACGATTTCAACACATCCACGAAACAAGCGAATCATTCGTACTCGTAGTGGCGTTGATCTAGATCTCGCCGGCTATATTAACCCCGGAGCTGTTTGGCCAAAACTTTACAGTGGGGTCAATTCATTTTCGTGGACATTCGCCTCCAGCTGGGGTCATTTCACAGCAGCTAGTTATATTCCTAGATACTGGGGAGTGTAAGTATGGAACTGTTCAAACTTCAATCAGATTTTCATCCTGGTCCAACCGTTACGATAAACGAAACGGCAGAACTAGCCTGGGTTGAACGGTATCAAGAAGCTGGCGAATTTCAATTGGTGGTAAAGGATGATATTACCATCCGAACAGCACTTCCTACTGGTACGTTAATCTCTCATACAGATACCAGTGAGGTAATGATCGTTGAAGATCATCATGTTGAACGAAACAAGGACAAAGTTCTTACTGTAACAATCACAGGTAGAAGCTTTGAAACCTTTACCGAGCAAAGAGTTACTAATGCATCTAAGCAAGCAGTGATGACTGCTACTGATGATGCTCTTGGCGAAATGTATGGTCCAGCAACATCGGCAGGAGTTGTTGAACATATTCTATTGTATGCGTTGCAAACAGAAATTGCCGATTTCGGTGAGGATATTCCGAATGTATACGTGTCACAAGACATGCGTACTACAGATGCATTGTTGACTTATGCCATCAAACGTGGCGAAGTATATTCTGCAGTACAGGAATTACTCAAGCTTAATGATGTTGGTATCAAAAATGTGCGTCCTGCTTATGCTGCCAATGGTTTGCGTATATATGTACACGATGGAGCAGACTTGAGCGGAAGCGTAGTATTCTATGCACAATACGAAGATCTCGACGACGCTCAATACTACGAATCAATCAAAGAATACAAAACGCATGCTTGGGTTGCTGGAAAGTATTGGGCTCGTCCAATTAAATCTCGTCGCATTGCTGGTACTCCAACTGGATTAGCCAAAAGAATAATGTATGTCGAGGATCAGAATCTTGATGGCGATTACAGCACACCTGCTACTGGTGACGTTCTTGACACTAGAGGTCAACAAGAACTAGATCAACATCCTTACATTAATTTGATGTCGGCCACAATTGCTCCGACAGCGATTCCTAAGTTCAAGATTGACTACGATGTAGGGGATCTTGTAACAGTATTTGGCGAATTCGATGTCGCTCAGCGTATGCGAGTTGCCGAACACACACTTACACTCGACCAAAGCGGGCTGCAAGGCTTCCCGTCACTGATAATCGCCTGAAAGGAGGATTGATCGTGGCACAAATTATTGATATTGACAATGAAGCACCCATCTTCAATGTCAAAGAAGTAGTAATTGGGTCTCAGTGGAAGTTCGCTATTCGCTTTCGACATCTGGTCAGTCAAGATCCGGATACGTTCGCTGATTTTGATTTCGCTGGGATGATTCTGGAAGCAGACGTCAAGGATAAACCAAAGACTGATGTCACGCCTGATGCGGTGATCACGTGTACTCCTCGAGTACCTAATGATGGGTGGGTCGATTTCTTCATGGATGGAGATGCGACAGCCTCACTTCTACCAAAGAAGTATTTGGCAAGCTTGAAAGTATATCCTACTGGACATCCAGAACTAGGAGATACGCTTTGTCAATTTACGCTTAACGTAAAGTTGATGGCGACACGATGAGCGATCTATATTCAGTCACAATCAACAACGAAGACATCATCATGCAGGTGTCAGACATTGATTTTGGAACCGTTGTAATCGGCGGTACACAAATGGCACAGGTTTCTGTTATGGGCGGTGTTCCAGGCCCTCCAGGGGCTCCTGGACCCGGCTCAGCGGGTTTTAACTTCACCCAAAGTACACCAGCATCCACATGGATTATCAATCACAACCTTGGATATCGTCCGGGTGTTGAATTGATGTCAAGTGGTGGAATGGAAATGATTGGTGAGGTGCTTCATATTTCGGTAAATCAGGTTCAAGTTTCGTTCAATGAAGCCGTTGATGGCTTTGCAAGATTAGTCTAAAAGGAGCTAACAATGGCTACAGTTCTGGTTCGTGCAGATCACGACTATAACTCAGTATCGAAGATTATCAACCTTGTTGATCCAACAGGTGCACAAGACGCAGCCACTAAGGCATACGTCGATACCCTTGTTGAAGGTTTGGCATGGAAAGACAGTGTCCGAGTCAAGGCTCCGAGCAACGTAACCATCTCCGCACCTGGTGCAACCATTGACGGTATCACTATGACTACCGGCGATAGGATGTTGCTTAACAACCAAACTACAACCACGGAAAATGGTATTTATGTTTGGAATGGTGCCGCAACTCCGGCTACACGAGCAGCAGATGCAAGTACCTCCAGTGAGCTTGAGCAAGCAGTTACCACGGTTGAAGAAGGTACTTCTGCCAATACGACTTGGCGTCAGCAGACTGTCAACTTTGTGTTGGGCACCGGCTCACCATCATTCGTAGCATTTGGTACAGGTGCTGCAGCAGCTAGTGAAACCGTTGCTGGTATTGCTGAAATTGCTACACAGGCAGAGACCGATGCTGGTACAGATGATGCTCGCATGGTTACGCCTTTGAAGTTGAAGACTTCGCCATTTGTGCACAAGGGATTTGCGTCATCGTTTGGTGATGGTTCGGCAACCAGTTATGTGATTACTCACAACCTCAACTCATTGGACGTCAGTGTCTATGTTTACGAGAATGGTGGCTCGAAGCGTCAGGTTATTTGTGAAGTTCAACATACTTCCGTGAACTCAGTGACTCTGTTGTTCTCATCGTCTGTGGCCTCTAACGCATTGAGGGCGCTTGTAACTAAGGTGGCATAATGACTGTACCCCGTTTGGCTGATCTCAGCCCAGAACAAGGTGTTGAAATATTCGATCTAACAGCTCAAACGGATTTGCAGACAGGAGATATTTTTCTAGTAGTTGACGTATCTGACACTACCGGTGATGGTAACGGCACTACTAAGAAGATCACCGCACAAACAATTGCCAACGGTCTTCAGTTACTCAGCGCATATCCTCGAGTTAAAAGAGTTAGTACGCAACACTCAATCAGCTCGACCACCGGTACAGTAGTTCCTGACCTTACTATTGCTTTGGAAATAGGTACATTCTTATTTACATATACGCTTTTGGTAAGGTCAGCAACCTCAACTGTTGGTCCAATGGTTGGTGTCAACTTCACAGGTACCGGCAACCCACGACAGATTGCATATTGGGCTGACAACACTGCGGCATTGACCGATGAAACTTATGGTATGTCTAACCAAGGGAGTAAGAGCTTTGGATTCATTGCAGGTATGGCTGATAGCACTAAATCTACAACTGCTCCTGCGATGGGTACAACCGTGGGTGTTAAGACTACGGCTACTGATACGTTGATGATCGTACAGGGTATTATCATTGTTACTGTCGCAGGTAACTTGGAATTGTACCATAGCTCGGAAACAGCAACCGTTACATCCGTGGAAGTTGGTTCTTCCCTTATGGTTAACAAGACGGCTTAACATGAGTAAATTACTAGTACAAGGAAGCGGTGGCGGGCAAGCATTGTTATGTCAAGGTGCACCAGGACTAGCATTACTCACACAAGGTTCAGCAGAACAGTATCGTAATAGTCCATATCTGTCATTGCCAGGTACGGCTGGTAACTATGCGTCTACTCCACATGCTGCTGGACTTAATCCAGCTGGAGACTTTACAGTAATTGCTTATATAGTCTCACCAGACTGGACACCATCCGCAGAACAAACTATCGCTAGCAAGTATGTGTCAGCAGCTAATGGTGCGTGGCGTATGCTTATTGACAACTCACCACTTGGTATGGCTGGTTTTGCTCATTCAATTGGTGGTGTTGCCGATCAAGCTTCAGGTACTGTAACTGTTGAATCACTTACCGGGGTTGGAGCTAATGAGGGTATCTGGATGAAGCATGAATACGAGACTGCAACAGGTTTGGTTGATATGTTCTATTCCTTTGATCAAGAATTCAAGGAACCAGAAACGATTACTTGGACGACTTTACAATTGAACAGAGCAGGAACAGCAGGAGTACTTGGCGCTGGTAATACTGCGAATCTTGAAGTTGGTAGTTTCAACGGTGGTGCTAGCTCTCCATTTAACGGAAGAATCTATCGTGTTGCTGGTTATACCAGTCTTACTGAAGCTACAGGAAACAAAATCTTCGATATGGATCCAAAAGATTGGGTAAGTGGTAGTAGTTGGGTCAGTTCACGTACTGGAGAGACTTGGACGCTCAATGGTACAGCAAGTGTTGTGAAATAGTCAAAATGGGAGTGATTTAACATACCCCTGACTGGGACGGATCGGGCGAAATACCCTCCAGAAAGGCGG